ACAACGAAATCGCCCGCCATGCATGGGATGTGCTGATGGCCGCGAGCGCGCTACCAGACCACAAGCGCGTCTATATCCTCAGCCATACCAGCACCGATGACTTCGGCAAGACGAAGATCAAGACCATTGGCAAGCTACTGGATGAAAAGATCGTCATGGAGGGCCTTGTCACCATCGTGCTGCGCACTGGCGTGACCAATGGCGAATACACCTTCAGCACCAAGAACAACGGCCAGGACACGGTGAAATCGCCGCTTGGCCTCTTCGAATCCGACCACATCGAGAATGATCTCGCTGCGGTGGATGCGGCTATTGCCGATTACTACAACCTCGCACAACCAGCCTGAAAAGGAATCAGAAATGTATCAACTCGATAAAGCCGCGGCGATGAACGCCGACAACACCGGCAAGTGGCTCAGCGAAACCGGCAAGTACATCGGCAAGATTCTCTGCGCCGAAGACATCAAGGCGGCCACCGGTACGCGCGGTGTTGTCCTGACCCTGCAGGCCAATGATGGCCGCGAGACGCGCCAGTACGTATACACGGTCAAGCCTGACGGCGAGAAGCTGTCCGGCTACGACCTGCTGATGGCGATGCTGACCTGCTGCAAGTTGCGCGGCATTCAGCCCGCTGCCGGCAAGGCTAAGCGCTGGGATGGCACTGCCAAGCAGGAGTACACCGAAGACGCGACGGTATTCCCCGAGTTGCACGGCAAGCAGATCGGCTTCCTGCTGCAGAAGACCGAAGAGCCCAGCCGCAAGAATCCTGGCGATACAGCATGGACCGCGAGGCTGGTTGGCGTCTTTGAGGCGAACACTGAGCTTACCGCTGCCGAGATCCTTACCGGCAAGACGAAGCCCGAGCAACTGGCTATGCGTGTTTCGCAATTAGCAGACCGCCCAATGAAGAAGCGCCCCGCATCCTCCGCAGGAGCGAATGCTTATGCCGGCGCCTCTGCTGGCGGTGCGCCCGAATATACCGACGACGACATTCCCTTTTAGACCCTACTTTGTGAGGACCCGCCATGAACGCATTTAGCCTGTACGCATTGTCATCCGAAGTCGAGCGCCTTCTTAACGGTGATGATGCATTCGACCCTGAAACCGGCGAACTGTCTCCCGCGCTAGTCGATGCGCTGGGGGCAACGAAAGAGAAAGGCGTCAGCGTAGCCGCCTACGTACTGAACCTTGATTCTGAGATTGTCGCGATTCAGGATCACATGACGCGCGTGGCTCGCCGCCTGGATCAGATCGAGAATCGCCGCGCCAATCTGCACGCCTATCTGCGCGACAACATGAAGCGCACCGGCATCACGGAGATCAAGGCACATGATGCTTCGTTCGTCGCCAAGCTCTATATCGACCGTGACAAGTCGGTTGAGATATTTGACGAGAAGCAGATCCCGGCCAAGTTCATGCGACTGCCAGATCCACCAGTGGCCAAGCCAAACAAGACGGAGATTGGCAAAGCGATCAAGGCTGGCGAGGACGTGCCCGGCGCAGTGATCCGCAAGAAAGACCGCCTGGTGATCGGATGAGCGCAATCAGCGGAACGCGGCGCGCGATGAAGGAAATGGCCGATGGCACGATCCGAGTACAGATCGACATTGACCCGGCCTGCCGCGCTCAGTTCCTGGCGCTATTCCCGAACATCGACGTGCCTGTTGCGCTGGCCCCGCTGGTTGCTGACTTTGAGCAGAGGGAGCTAGGGCCAGTAGAGAAGCCGAAGGGTGGCGAGTTGGCGAAGCTGGCGGGGATGCTCTGCCAAAAGCCGGAATTCTGGGAGTTCATGACGGGCAAGATTGGACGCAAGGTCACCAGCGCCGACGAGGCGGCCGATGCTGTGCGGCGCATCTGCTCAATCGCCAGCCGGGCCGAACTGGATAGCAGCGAGCTGGCCGCCACGCATTTCCACCGCTATATCCGCCTGCCGTACATGCGCTGGAAGCAAGGCGTGACCGCTTAACCACACGGAGATTTCGATGGTCAGCGCGACCCAAATGATATGCAAGTTGGAAGCCCTCCTCGGCACCGCCGATCTCAGCGCATGGGAGCAGAGCTTCGTGCGCAACCTCGCCGCCAGGATGCACGCCGGCCAGGTGACGAAGTTGAGCGGCGAGCAGGTCGAGAAGCTGGGCGAGCTGCATGGGAGGCATTTCGCATCATGACCGACATCATCAAACGCCTGGACCACGAGCCCAGCTATTGCGAGAACAGCGACGCGAAGCAACTGCGTGCCGATGCTGCCCATGAGATTCGCCGCCTCAACGTCGAACTATGGAGCGCCCAGCGCGAGATCGACAGCCTGCGAAACGTGATGCACGCGGAGTCGCGGAAGATGGGCGGGAGGGCTGCGGCATGACCAAGCGCCGCAAACCAGGGCGCCCAGCCCGCGAAACCGGCGCCCTCCCCGTCACGTTCCGCCACAGCGGCAGTGCCGACCTGAACTTGCAACTGATCCCGCACGCGCACCTCTCGAAGATTTTGGCCGGCGAGGGCGACGGAGAGTGCTGGCATACCGTTGTGTTCCGCCTGAACTGCGGATGCGCCATCGCCAACAAGTCTTTCGCCCACCTGCCCGAGGCGCAGGACGAGATGGAGCGCGCGTTAGCCGCGATCTGCGAGGTGGGCAAGCGCTACAAGCGCACCGGCAAGATTGGCTGCACTGGCGACGAATTCAAGGCGATAGGCGCGGGATTGAATCTAGCCGACGAGCTGCAGGCCAAGACCACGCGGCGCGAGCAGCGCGAGGCTTACCGCTGGGTCTACTCGCAGGTTGGCGGCAATGCCGAGGCAATCGATATCCTCCAGATGGGAGTAGCAGCATGAAGAACGAACCACTCAACCAGCGCCAGAAGAGCAACCAGGAGCGCCGCGCGGAAAGCATCCGCAAGGTGTTCGCCGTGATCCGCAGGGCCGGGCCGGACGGCATCTCCCGCGCGGAGATCAAGGCCCGCAGCGGCGTTTCGCCCAACGCATTCGCGGCGGTACTGACTCACCTGCGCGACAGAAAGCGCGTGCGCATTTGCGGGCACTTTCAGAGCAGAACGCAGCGGCTGCCGCTGTTCGCCGTTGGCAGCGAGCCGGATGTCAAGCTGGCCCGCCTGCCCCCGAAAGAGCGTGATCGCACCTCGATGCCGAATCTGGAGAAGTCGCTGAAGAAGGAAGTCAACCGCCAGCATGAGAAGTGGCTGAAGGAATGGACGCCGCGCCGCGATCCGGCAGCGGCCTGGATAGGGGGATCGCCTATGCCGTAGCGAAAACCGGGATACCCCGAAGGCCTATTTGCGAAAAGCTAGCCCCGCTGGAGTGATGCCCGGTGGGGCGCCCAACTGAATACCGAGGAAGAAATGAGTGAAGCAGACCTGATTGAGCAACTGGCGGAAGCCGTATCGAAGCGCATGGCCCCCGCCGTACCGCTCTCGGTTCAACTGTGGAACGCGAAGATCATCGCCGGCTATCTCCAGCGCTCGCCGGCCGCCGTGATGGAGCGCGTGGTGACGCTGCCCGACTTCCCGCGCCCGATCCGCCTGCCGACGCAGAAGGAAGGCTCAAAGGGGCAGCCGCTATGGGAGGCCGCTGAGGTCATTGCCTGGGCGCGCGGGCACAAGGAGAGGGCCGTAGGCCGGCCGAGGAAGATAGATTGATGGCTGGCGCGCTGGGCGCGCTAGTCGAGCCGCTTGGCGATCTCAGCCGCGGTCTCGTTGAAATAAGTTCTCAACTCGTTCAAGTTGGTATGCCCCGTCATGCGCGAGAGGTCCAGTACGTTGAGCTTCTTCGCGAGGCGGGTGATCGCCTCATGCCGTGTGTCGTGGAATGTCAGGTCGGTGACCCCGGCTTTGTCCCTGGCTTTGCGGAACAGCGCATCCCGGCTCGCCGGCGACAGCGCAAATAGGGGATCTCCAGCATTGACCGCCGGCAGCTTCTTCAGCAGATCGACCGCGCGCCGGGTTAGCGGCACATCCCGGGAGCCTCCATTCTTCGTCAGCGGCAAATGCGCCACACGCGCGTCCATATCGACTGTGCGCGATGTCAGGCCCAAGATCTCCCCCGACCGCATTGCCGTCTCGATGGCTAGCAGGAATGCCACGGCCACCCGCTGCGACGGCAGGGCCACCGGCTGGTCCTCCTGGTACCCCAGGGCCGCAGTGATTTCCTCGATCTCGGTCGGCGCGATCAGCCGGTCGCGTGCAGGGTTATCCGGAGGTCGGCGCACATCCTTCATGGGGTCGTGCACCAGCCAGCCCCATTCCTTGCGGGCCACCTCCAGCGCGTGAGAGAGCAGGGACATCTCTCGGGAGACCGAGGCCCCCGACACCTCCCGCGCGCGCACGTCGCGCCAAGCGGCGATATGGGTCGGCTGCAGGTCGGCCAGCCGGATGTCCCGGAATTGGATGCCGGCCACCTTCCGTTTACCGATCAGTTCCAGTCGGAGGATCTCCCAGCGCGCCCCGCGCTTCGCCGGACTGACCTTCTTCTGGTAGTCGTCCAGCACGTCCCCCACCGTGTGCGTCTTGCTCCCCTGGCCCGACCCGATAGATCGCAGCTCAGCCTGCCTCCGGTCCGCCCATTCGATGGCCAGCGCCTTGTTCGGGAAGGTGCGGCTCTCGCGCTGCCCGCGCACATCGATCTGCACGCGCCAGCCTTTCGTGGACTTCTGGAATGACGCCATGTGGGGGCTCCGTGGGGGATTTTTGGGGGCGGAGCGCCGATTATATGTGATTTCTTGTGTGGTCTTGCGGGATAGTTCCCGTTTGCGAAATCGCCCGCAAAGCCTTACTGGCAAAGCATTTGCGGGGATTTTTGGGAGGAAGTGAGAAGTGCGGGATAATGCATCGTGGTGCGAGGGAGGGGCAACGATTCCATCTATAAATCATGAGCTTGCGAAGCTTATGGGGGAATGGTGGGGGCGCGTGGCAGCCTATTGCTCTAGCCCTTCCGCGCGGCCCGAATGCCCCCCGTGAGCCCCCATCAATCCGGAATGACCGCCTCCCCTCCCGCCTCCGGCTGAATTGACTTGGCGCAGTGATCCCGCTCAAACCAATTCAAGAGCCCGCATAGGACGCAGGCCCAGCGCTTGCCCTTGCCCATCGCCTTCCCGGCCCGGCTGCTGACCCGCTCCCTTGGGTCGCCTCCGGTCAGCGTATTCAGCGCCTGGTCGAGCAGTAGGAGCAGATTCCAGAGGTAGCGCTTCATTTGGCGGCCCCCTGCACCTTCTCGAACGTCCGCAGGCCGCCTAAGCCAAGCATGCCGAGCATGAGCTGCCATAGGTTGTCATCGAGCCCCGGCATCGTCGGCAGCGGGTGCCCGGCCACGGCGAATCCCCAGGCCACCAGCGGGCGGCCAACGTACTGATACCCCAGCGCGGCAGCACAGACCCAGCCGATTGCCGGCCGCCAGCCGCTGGTGAACAGGTTGGCGCTGGCCGCCTCGGCCTGGTTCACCCCGATCTGCCCCTTGGCGAGCTCGAACGCCTGGTCCATCTGCTTGAACTCGCCGGCCTGCTGCGCCTTGAATAGCTCCAGCTTGGCCGCGTCGCGCTGCGCCGGGTCCGGCCAGATGCGATCAATGATCTTGGACCCGAAGTCCAGTACCGAGCCAATCCCCGTAATGTCGAGCCCCATGATTACCCCTCTCCCGTTTCCATGATCTTGGCGAGCCGCTCGGCCCGCGCCCCTACCTGTTTGGCCCATAGCGAGGCGCGCATGCCGGCCGCCGCCGCCGCATAGTCAGCGAAGTGCATGGCCTGCAGCGTGTTCTTGAAGCTGGATAGCCCCTTCTCGCCGTTGCCCCAGCCCATGTTGAAACACATGTTGGCCAGCACCCTCTGCCGCGGCTCTTCCAACGCGCGCCACCAGTTCGCGTTCTGATCCAGGTCGGCCACCGATCGAGCAATGTCGCGCTCCAGCAGCGCATCAATCTGGATCTCGTTCAGCGGCTCGTCGGTGACGCGATAGGGGTAGCGCGGGTCGTCGGTGATGTTGTGGCCGACGCCGATGGTCCAGCGCGGCGGGTCAGCCGTGTCGAGATAGCGGCGCCGGCGCACGCCTTCATCGATGCGTAGCTGCGTCTTGAGCTTGTCGTAGTTCACTGCGAGCCCCCTCTGCCGGCGATCTTGTCGCGGAACAGCACATATGTCTGCATCACCGTGAATACCAGCGTGGCGAAGAGCACCAGCTTGGACAGCGTGATGCTTCCAATCAGCCCTGCCACCCAGGCAGCGGCCACCTTGAGGATTGCCCAAAGCGTGTCGTTGTTGTCGTGCATATGCGACCCCGAGAAAAAGAAATCGCCCGCTCAGTGGCGGGCAGTAGTTGTCAGCGAGGCAGCACGTACATGGCCGGCGCCACGGTATAGGCCACCTGGATGGCGTCTCCCGGCGACAGCCCGTATAGGCCTGATGTCGTGGGCAGCGGGAAAAACGATCCGTTGCGAACCAGCGATACGCCTGTCAGGGTGCCGGGCGCGATAGAAACCGACTGGTCGTTGCCGCTGTTGTTTGTGTAGTTGTACGGCGATGCGCCAACGGTCAGCGTGGTGACGGATGGCGGCGCATTGTGCTGCAGGCCGGTGCCGGAGTTGGTCAGGTCGCGGTAACGGGTCTTCGTGCCCGCGTCTGCCGGGTAGGCCGAGCCGCTGGTGCGGTTGTATTTGAAGTCGGCCAGCAGCGTCCGATTGGCGGGGCCGAGCGTCTCGACAAGCTGGTGCAGGCCGCCGAGCACGTGGTTGTCATTGCCAGCCGCAATCGACAGCTTGGTCAGTGTGTCGCACGAGACGAATTCGTTGTCGCTCCCTTGGCAGAACACGTCATAATTCGTGTTCCCCTCGAAGTCGATCGAGATGAACTTGTTCTGGATTGCGTTGGCGGTGAGCTGCAGGCCGATGTTCGAGCATGCTTCCATCGTGCCGCCGATGAAGGTATTCCCCAGCGCGCCATCCAGAAAGGCGCCGATGGCCCCACCCTCCAGAATCGGATTGATGAAGGTGCAATAGGAAACCTGCTCGCCCGCGCCGCGCTGCGTCAAATACAGACCATGCGTCGGGGTGTTGTACCACCCGCCCTCGTTGCTCGATGCGCGCAGGCGGAATTCCGTCACCACGCACCAGGAGAGGTAAATTGCCTGATAGCCAGTGCCCGCGCCGCGCGAATCGATGTCGATGTAGGAGTGGTGCGCCGCGCGGATGAACACGCCCTGCTGGCTGGTAGCCGACGGGTAGACGAAGAAATTGCCGGTGATTTTGACGTTGTTCACGCCCGGGCCGGTTGCGCCGCCGTCGCACAGGAACGATACGCCAGTGCCGTTATTGATCAGCCATACCTCGCCGATGGCCTCCATGCAGAGGTTGGTGATCGCCCAATTCGGGGAGGCGGTGTAGATATAGCGCCCGGCTGGCCACGTGATTTTGACGGCATTGCCGGCAGCGGACTTGGTTGCGGCCCAAGCCTGCAGCGCCGCGACCTGCGTCGTGTTGTCGCGCACGCCATCACCGATGACGCCGAATTGACAGGCACTGACCGAGCCGAAATATTGCAGTTTCCACCGCCCGCCATCTGCCGCGACAATGACCGTGCCACCGTTGTCTGCGCTGGTCGTGTCGGCTGGGTCGAGTCGGTACGGGCCACCACCGCCATCCCCCGCGGCGTAATAGCCGGTGGCAAAGGCGCGCGTGTAGGTCGTCTTCGATAGCGTGCGCAGCGTCGCAATGCCATCGACCACGCGATTGTTCTTGCTCAGGAAGAAGCTGGCCAGCGTCCCATTGTCGAATCCGACCAGGGCGGCGCCTTTGGCGGGGTTCGTCTGGTTGGCGAGATCCGCCGCGGGGGTGGCAACCGATGCGCCGCCATCCGTCGAGATCTGGTCCCAGATGGTCACGCCGGACGCGTCCTTGACGATCTGGCGATAGGTGCCGGCGCCCCAGATGATGGCCTGGCCGCGGCTGTCCAGCGTAACGGGATTCGGGTTCAGGATCGTGCCAGCCTGATCCTGATAGGTCGGGAGCGGGCTCAGCGTGCCGACCGAGTAGAATCCGACCGTGCCGTTGGCAAGCGGTTGGCCGCCGCTGTCGATGAATTGCTGCTTGCCATTCTGAAGAAGCTGCATGGAGACCCCAAGCAAAAAGGCCGCTCGGTGGCGGCCTACAATGGAAAAACCCCGCACGCGGCGGGGCAAAAGAAACGGGAGAAACGGTGAACGTCAACAGCTACTACGAGATCCTCATGGTCACGCGCGACGCGCCGCCAGAGGTCATCCGCGCCGCCTACAAGGCGTTGTCACAGAAATGGCATCCGGACAAGAACGACCACGAGAGCGCGCCGGAGATCATGGCGATGATCAATACCGCCTATGCCGAGCTTTCCGACCCAGATAAGCGCCGCGCTTATCACCAATGGCTTGAGGCCGAGGAGATGCGCTGGGCGTTCCAGCATCCGCAGCCCCAGCCGGATTACCGCCCACCCGAGCCGGAGAAGCCGGCAGCCCCGCCGGCGCCAAAGCGGCGCGCCTTTGAGATCGATGATGACAAGGTGAATGCGACTCTGGCCGAGCTGGCGAAACGCGACAGATGGAAGCTCGGCCGCGGCCAGAAGCGTGTTCTGTGGGCTCTACTCACGGGCGGCATCCTTGGTGGCATTACTTGACCGGCCTCGGGTCTTGGAAAATGCCGCGCAGCTTGTTGGCGTTCGCCACGTCCGCAGCCTTCGCCATCCTGGCCGATAGCGCACCGCCCGCAGTCGTGCCCAGCGCCATCCCCGGATAACCGGCAATCGCATGCCCAAGGGCACCTCCCATCGCTGGGGGCGCCCAGATCATGCCGCGTTGCAGCAGGTTGTGCCCCTGCACCGCCGCGCCAGGATAGGCGGATGGCGTTTGCAGTAGATGGCCGCCGCGGTTCAGCGTCTGGAACTTCGCCATCTCCTCGGGGCTGAACACGAGCGCCATCTTCGACGCCTGCTTGTTCAGTTCGCGCGTGACATTGGCGGCATTCCAGGCTGATGGACCGTTCTGTGTGCCGCCGCTATCGCCGGCCGCATAGATCTTCTTGGCCAACTCGCCCTTGATCTCGGCCAGCGCCTGCGCGCCCTGCGGGGCCAGACCCTCCGGGAGCGCCTTGAGCGTGTTCACGACATGCTCGAACTGCGCGGTCGGCATGGTGATGACCTTGGCGCCGATCTTCTCGTCGGGGACCGCCTTGTTGATGCCGTCCGGCCCGGATTCGTTCAGCAGGGAGGCGATGCCCTTCGGGTTGTCCAGCGTGTTCTTGCGCTCGGCATGCAGGGCGCGGGCTTGGGCATAGATGTCCTCGCCCCCGGCCTTCGCCACGTCCGTATCGAGCGATTCTTTTATCTTACCGATCAGGCCGGAATTCTGGGGCGACCACTGGCTGTTCAGGTATTGCCGCATCCCCTCCGCCTGCTGAACGGTAATCGGCTGGATATTGCCCTTGGTGTCCACGATGCTCTGCTCGCGCATGTAGGCATTGATGCCGCGGCGCAGCGCCGAGTTCTCGGCCTTGCCGGCGAACATGGAATTGGTGCCCATGAGCTGGCCGAAGCCATCCGGGACGACGCCAGCAATGCCGCCAGCCCGCTCGTCCGCCGCCTGGTATAGTCCGCGCACCTGGGTATCGTAGTGCTCCGACAGGCCTTGCAGTGGCGCGCGCACGCTCTGCCCGACCGCCTCGGGGCTGGCTGCGGTGGCGCCAGTGTCCCTCACGATGCCGGACGCATAGCCCTTGATGGCGCCCTGCTCCTGCTGCAACTGCTCGCGGACAACCTCACCCACGGGGCTATCCAACTTCGAGTGCTGGTATTCCTGGCCGGCGGTGAACTTGTCGCCGCTGATCGCGCTGGGTCGCTGGCTATTCAGGCCGATTTCGCGCATGGCATCGATGTTTGCCTGCTGCTCGGTGGCAGAGAGCTTGGTCTTCGGCTTCGGCATTTCCGGCGCCTCGAACGTGGGGGCCGGGGGCGCCGAGGCTCCGGGCTGCGCGGATGCGCCGGGCGCGGCCTGGCCGTTGGGTGGCACTGCCGAGCGCGCCGGCGGGGCCTCCCGGAACGTCCCATCCCCGTTCGGGCGGTAGTTCGGCTTTGTGCCAAGCGGCTGGCCGCGCGGCGTGAGGGGTTCCCCGCTCGGGCCGAATGGAATGCTGCCGGGCGCCGGGGCGGCTCCCCCGGAAATGGCGCCGCGAAGCTTGTTCAGGCCCGACGCCTCCATGGCTGCGCCCGCGGCCTTCCCGACAGGTACGGCGCTGGCGATGACGGTCGGCACCTGCGAATTGATCGTGGCCATAAGCGGGTTCTGGCCCTTCACGAATGTGTTGTTGTAGGCATCACCGACTGCCGTGATGGCTGGGCCAACCGGCGAGTTCATGACCGCATTCTTCGCACTGGTCGCCATATCGCCCAGCCCTGAAAGCGCGTCCTGGCCGCCCTGCGTCTGCGGGTGGTAGGTCAGCGCGTCGGTGATCTTGTTCCCCGCCAGCTTTGCGCCCTCGAAGGTATTGCCAAGGGCCGCAGAGGCGAGGCGCACGACACCACCAACCGGCGCGGCGATGATGGATGTACCAGCGGTCAGCAGCGGCTCCACGGCGGCGCCGAGGGCGTCCAGCGGCATCGTTTCATGCCGTTGCGCTTGCTGCGGTGACGGAGGCTTCTGTGCGGGTGCCGGCGCAGCGGCGGCAGCAGGCGGCGTATCGTCCCACTTCACCTTAGATGCATCGATCTGCGGCGACAGCGACGGGCCGGGGACCATGCCGTTATCGCCAGCCTTGGTGCCAACCGCAGGAGCGCCAGACGGAGCCGGCGCTGCCGAATCCCATTTGATCTTGGCCGGATCAATATCGACGCCGGAAGCCGCGCGAACCGTTGCCGCAGCGTTTGCGATCTTGCCGGCATACTGCGGATCTTCAGCGTATCCGCCAGCCTTCAGCGCATTCCCGTAGGCGTGCGCGTCAGGGCCGGCGCCGGCTGCGTTCGGGTAGCGGTTGGCGATCAGGTTACTAAAGTCGGCGCTGAACTGAGCCGGGCCCTGATAGGCGCGGTACTGATCGACCGAGCCAGTCGCGTTGTCCTTTGCTGCAACTCCCGCCCCCTTGATGTTGCCGAGGTTGTTCGTGCCAGGAACAACCGATTTGCCCCATCCTGTTTCAAGCCCCCATTGGCCGAGGATGATCATTGGGTCGACGCCAATCTTCTGCGCGACTGCCTGCGCCGCTGGAAGGTGCGCATCGATAAACGCCTTCACATCGCTCATTGATAGTCCACCGAGCCGTCAGAGTATTGGATGACCTTGCGCCCGTTATACGTCCCGGTTTTCGTCGGCTGAATCTGGCCGGTAAATGCGCGCATGGTCGTGCTGGTGTTCCACTTCGCCGGGAAGTCGGCAGGGTTGCCGCCGCCGTTCACGAACTGGCGATATGCCTGCTGCTCCTTTCCGGTGACGGCGTTCATGCCGTTGATGAAGGCAATCATCTTCTGCATGCCGCGCGGGTCAACGTCGAGATTCGGATTGTTCTTCATGAACGCATCGACGTTCGCCGCCGCGCCAGTGCCGGCAAAGTTGGCCTGCATCTGCTGGATTGCGCCTTGCATGAGGACCTTGCTTGCGGCCTGAACGTCACCCAAGTCGCCGCCCGCGAGTTTGTCCACAACGGATTGCGGGGCGCCGATTGCCTGCGCCCTCTCCGCGAGTTGCTTCCACTTCGTGGCGCCGCCGCCAGACTGAATGCCCGTCAAGAGGTCTTGCGCTTCGTTCATGTAGTGCGTGCTGCCGTTCGCTGCTTGCGCCCGCTGGTTCAGCCCCGCTTCGTACTGCGCCGCGCCCGTCGATGCGCTCGTTTGATATGGCGACACGCCCGTAACCGTCCCGCCGCCCGCCGTCTTGTCGGCGAATTGCTGTCGGGTGCCGTAGATCGGTGCGCCGCTCGCGTCGGTTCCGACCTGCGTCGGCGTCGTCGCCTCCCCCGGCGTGAATCCCTTGTTGTAGACTGCGACCGGAGCGCCGATTTGGCCGGCAGCGGGGCGCATGTTGATAATTGCAGTGCTCGGGCCGGAATCCATCGTGCCACCGCCCGGAGTCATCGCTGTTGCCTGCTCGCCCGGCGCCCCGAGCGCGGCAAGCTTGCTATACAGATAGGGTTTCAGTTGCGCTGGGTCGGATGGGATATTGGCGATCGACTGCTGAACGATGTTGTCCGGCAACCCGTAGGTTTTCGCCGAGGTCGTCGCCATGTTCACGACATCATCGCGCGACAGCTCCGGCTTGTTCAGTAGCGTCCCGATCTGCTGCGTCAGGTGTTTTTGCTGGTTCTGCTGAAGCGAAAGCGCATTGTTCTGCGCGACGGTCTGACTGTTCTGATTGTTGTACTGCTGGCCCTGCTGCGTCAGGTTGGTTCCGGTCGCCGCTTGCAGGCCATAGGCTGCATCCGGGTTGCTCGCCGCGTCGCGCTGAACGCCTTGCAGGTCGACCGTGCCATCCGGTTTCGTGTTGCGCTGGATGATCTGACCTATCGCCTGATTGGCCGCCATGCTCTGCTGGAGTTGGTTGCTATTGGCGTTCATATAGCGATACTGCGCGACCTGCAACGCCTGCTGCAACGGATTGAAGGCCGGCGCCTGCGCTTTGAGGGGGATGCTAGGGTCGAGGGGCATGTGCTATCTCACGAAAGAGGGGTGCCTTGCACGCCGGAGTAGTAGTTGTTCACGGGGTACGATTGCGCCCCGCCTCCGCTCGGCGCGCCGCCCGCATTGTTCTGCATGAGGCCGTACATCATTGCGGAGTTGCCCAGGCCATTCATTGCGCCACTGAGCGCATTCGCCCCGCCAATCGTGCCGGCTGCTCGCGCGTTCGCGCCACTGGTCAGCGTGTCGCCAATTTGCCCCATGGACTGCGCCCCAAGGGAGCCATTCGTCGCTGCGGCGTTCTGGCCGTTGCCCACCAGCGACGACAGCCGATTCACGCGATTCGCCGCGGTGCCGTAGTTCGTGTTGAACGTGGTAAGGGCGCGATTGAACACGTCGCTGTAGGTCGAATCCGCGAGGCCGGTGGCGTAGCTCGCGGCGCCCTTCATGGCCGCACCAGAGGTGCCGAGCCCGCGCGCCGCCGCGCTGTTCTGCGTCGCCTTCAGCCCCTGGTCGAGCGTGAATTGATACCCTGGCGTCGCAGCAGCCTGTTCCGCAGTAGGCGCAGCGAATTGCTGCATCAGGATGTTGTTCGGATCAGCATTCCAGTTCGCGTCATAGCCCATCGCGGCGCGCAATGGATTGATCGCGGACGACCCGAAATCAAGATACGGCTTGAGATTATCCTGCGTCTGCTGCCACTGCGCGTCTTGTAGGTTTGCGGCGTACTTGGCGGAATCGGACTGGGTATTTGCCGCGTCCCGCGCGCCCTTGGCGCTAATGACCCCCCCGGCAACGGCGCCGACGCCGCCTATGACTGCCGCCGTAATTCCGAAAGACATGGTTACCCCTTCAGCCGATTGGCAATGAGTTGCTTGTTGTCTGGGCCGCCGAGCAATTCCGTCGCCTTGGATTCCGTCAGAATCTCCACGAGCTTTTCCGGATCCGTCTCATCAGTGGGGAAGAAATTCGTCCAGACGGCGTCCTCAAGGGCCAGCGCGGCATTCTTCTGGCCCGGCTTGACCGTGAGCGTGTGCGGCGCGGAGATCTCCACGGTGCCGCTGTCCGTCACGAGCTGCAGCTTGCCGGCAGAGAGCACGGCGAGGTTTTCGGTCTTGTGAACGGCGCCGATCAGCACGGCCCCTTTGGGAATCGTGATCTCGCGCGCGTACATGCCGGGCGCGAAGTAATGCCGCACCGGGCAATCGGCCTGGGGTAGCTCGTTGACCCGCTCTTCCAGCCGCAGCACCTTCTCGCGCATTGGGCGAGCGCCCTTCGGCGCGCCGTAGCTGACATGCATGGTCATGGCAAGGGGCGCAATCACGAGAACACCCCTCCCGCCATCGGCTGCGCGGTGATCGCCGTCGCAGTGGGGGACAGCGCCTGGATGAAGTCGCCGGCCGCCATGATCGGCACGTCCACATCCACGTAGCTATTGGCCGGCACGGTGACGACACTCGCGAACGCGTTGCCAGGGCCAGCGCTGCCACCCACGGGCACGGCGTAGGCCGTCGCGGTGGCCGCTGCGCCTGTGGTGTTCGTGAAGCGAATGCGGCCACCCCGGAAAAGGTTCGTGGTCGGTTGCGCCGGCACGATATAGAGGGTGGCCGGCGATACCGTCAGGACGGTCGGTGGGAAGAACTTAGCGTATGCGATGGCCATTTAGCCTACCTTCGTGATTGTGGCGTTGACGGTTTGCGTAGAGCCGCTGCTCTGCGTCGTCTGGATGTTCAGGCCAGACAGGGTGATCGTCTGTAGTGCGCCGTTGCTCGATAGCGCGATCCTCGCGCTCGCCCCGTCTGCCACGACAACGGCAAACGCGCTGTAGTTCGTCGCGTCGCCTACTGATCCGATATTCGCGTGGACCAGGTACGCGGACGGCGCAGCGTTGGGGATTGCGTAGACCGTGGTGGCGGCCCCGGACGGCGCCGAGGCTGAGCCGGTTGCCGTCCGGAACTTGGGGGCCGTGACGATGCCCGAGAACGTGGGCGAGGCAAGCGGCGCGAGGCTCGCGTCGGTCGGGTGAGCGTGATCCGCCCGCGCATACTGCGGCGCCGTGCCAATGGCGGCAGCTCCGTCCATCACCGGGGCCACTGCCGCGGGGTCCGCGCGCTGCGGCTGCTCTAGCAACCTCGCCTCAAGCTCATCGAGGCGCCGGTACAGGTCCTGCAGGTTCGGTTGGGCCGGCATCAGCGCCGCCAACTCATCAATGCCCCGCAGCGCCGCCTGCACGCCAGGGTCGCGCATCTGCACCGATTGAAAGTCGATCTGCGCCTGTGCGGCGGCAAGCTTGGCGATCACCGTCAGGATATCCGCCGGATTGCCGCCCCCGCCAGTGCGGCTAAACAGCGTCAGGAAGAACTGCAGCCACGGCTGCGACAACGCCCCGGATGGGTCGAGCACCGGCGCATTCGGGCCGGGGAAGTTCGCGAAATTGTTGCTCATGTTCGCGCCGCCGACAGATCGATGAACGCACCGTTCAGCGCCGTCTTGACGTTGGCCGACCACGACAACTCAAACACGCGGTCGCGCGCATAGCCCAGGCGCTGGAACTGGATCACGTGGTTATACTTGCCGGCCTTCCCGAGCGTGTCGGTGACGTAGTTGCCCCAGCTATAGCCGCGGTCATCCGACCAGCGCAGCCGGATTTCCGGCTCTGCGGTATCGCCCGGCAGGCCCTGCCCGACCTCCATATCCGCGATGAACTGGCGGAAGAGCGCGCGCTTGCCGTTCGCGCCGATATGCGGGAAGCCGCGGATGCACAGCAGCGGATTGCCGTTGTCCGTGTAGGCATTCGGGTCCAGGGCATAAACTTGCCCGGTCGCATAGTCGCCCACCAGGTTGCGCCCACCGTTGAACGAGTGGCAGGCGCCGCGGTGTCGGGTCAAGGTGCCATCCGCCTCCAGATACGCGCGCTGGTGCCACATGCCGGTCGCCATATCGAAGCACCAGGTCCGGTTGGCGGTCGGGAAGGTCAGCACGTAGAACGGGTGGCCGCCCTGCTGGTAGCAGTAGCCGATGGCGTCATCGATGCGCGCGTAGGTCGAGAATTCCTGCTCGATGGCATGCGTGGAGATGCGATTGGCCGTGTAATTTTTGCCGGCCATCACCATGCCCTGGCCCTGCATGTCCTTGGACAGCCAGAACAGCGTCAGGTCTTGCTTGGCGACCGAATGCTTCGCCGCACAGCCGTGCTCGATGAACACGCCAGGCATGCGGCCGAACGTGAAATCCGAGGCCCCGGTGTTGTACCAGACTTCGGTCGTCAGTTCACCAAACAGCCAGACCTCACGGTGCATCACGGCCAGCGTGACGAGATTGTCCGGGTAGGTGGATTTCGAGGCGATATCGAGCGGGTCGAACGTGGCCGCGTTTGCCTTCGAGATATACCACTGCTGCGAAAGCGGCTTGTTGAGGATGAAATAGCCATCCACGAAGTCCACGCGATCCGCGCCATAGAAGGCTGGGTCCGTCACCGCCGACATGACATTCGTGCTCATCAGGATGGTGAAGCCGCCTGTGCTCCCGTCCACGATGAAGACCTCGAAGCCGTTGTCAGCCATGACGACATGCCCCGTGACCGTCGCCAAGGTGCCAAGCAGCGTGTAGGCGTTGCCCGAGTCCACGTAGTAGACGTTCTGGCCCACGACCTCGTACCGCTTGCCTGTCGTCGCGGTGTAGATGCAGCGCGATTCGCCGGCCACCGGTGGCGTCGAAACGAGCGTCAGCCCTGGCGTCGGGTAGTGCGTGACGGGCGTCTCGGCGTCCTGCGGATTGTTTTCCGGGTACAGGTTGATCGCACGCTGAGCGTTTGCCGTCAGGCTGCGGGCCGAGTAAGCGCCGCCAGTGAGAACAACTCGCATCAGTACGAATTCCCGCTGTAGATATTGAACCGCTGCTTGGAGCCCAGCCCGCGCGGCATTTGCATGGTCTGGATCTGCGTGTTCATCCTCTTGATGATGCGTTTCGCGTTCGCCGCGCGACGCACCAGTGACGGCAGCGGTTCGATCTGGTATGACGGCGCCAGATACGGGCCGAGGTTGTACCGGATCGCAGACAGGTACTGCGGCGGCAGGTTGATGACCGCGCCCGGCGCAGCGAACTGCGGCAGCACCTCCATCGTCAGGATGTGTAGCTCGAACGAGGCGTTCGGTACCGGGTAGAAGATCAGGTTGCCGAGCGGGTACGCCGGGTCGTAGTAGGCGAACTCAGGGAACGAGGTCAGGCCCTTGAGTGCGATCCTGGCGTAGTCCTCGCGCGAGTCGAGCAGCGTCACCGGGTAATCGATCGCGCTGGCGCTGCCGGCATTCAAGCGCGCATAGGCGCCCTCGATGCGTACCGGGCGCTGGATGTTGAAATTGCCGCCGCTGCCCACGGTGTAGGACTGCGCGCCGGTAGATACCAGCGGCGTATCCGCGAGGTGGTAGACACTCAGCCGTTCGGCCTGCCACTCGCCCAACATCATGTTGAGTGTGGCGAGGCCGTCTGCCGTGTCATCCGGGCCGATGCTCTGGCCGATGCCGAGCGCGCCGATGTCCTTCAGCGCCAGCGTGAGCAGATCGACGGCGGTCATAGATGTCCCCATGATTTACCGACGCGGATGTCATAGATGCACGTGCGCGTCACCCCATATTTCGCGGCCAAATCCTTCTGCCTTTCTCCGGATGCGCGGATAGCAACCACGTCTTGCGCTGTTAGTCTGGCGTGCGGGTTTTTCTCTCCGTGATGACGGCGCTGGCGACCCTTTGCAACCTTATCGGCGACATTTTCAGCATTCGTTCCGACAAATAGATGCTCCGGGTTAATGCACTTCCGGTTATCGCATTTATGCAGAACGTGCATTCCATCGGGAATTGGGCCGACAAATTGTTGGTAGCTCAAACGGTGAGCGCCAACATATTTGTAGTGGTTCCTCATGACGCCATAACCGCTGTCATTCAAGGTCCCGACCCACTCCCAGCAGCCAGAATCCACGTGAACCTGTTTCGCTAGTAAGCGGGCCGCGATAGTCATCATCAGGCAGCCTCAATCGCAGCGCGAATGCGCGCATCAGACCACCGCTTGTCGATCTGGACGCCCTTCTCTTCTGCGATCTGCAGCAGCACGGCGCGCTCCGGCGATGCGGTCTGCGCGAGCAATGCGGCTTCTGCGTCGGCATCGGCCACGATCACGCCATTGACCCACTTGGGGTAATGCTCGAAGTCCGGCGCTTCCTGGCGCGGCGTGAATGGCACGCGCTCCGGCATCTTCCAACCGTCGCCCAGCGCGGCAAGCTCGTCGGCGCTTTGCACGATCTTCCGCTCGCCATTGGGGCCGGAGACAAAAGAGGGAAACTCTTGATATTCGTAGGCCATCTCGCCCTCCGAAGTAAAAACCCCCTCCGAAGAGGGGGCAGATTGACGAAGGAGCATCAGCGGACCAGGCGGCATGCCAATTCAGGATAAATGGCGGCGTATCCATAAAGCACATCGATTCTCACCGGCACGGTGTCGGTGCCGATGGCGTACTGACGCGCGATACGCATCGAGATGCCCTTGTAGTTGCGACGCGCACCCCATGCGCCGAACTGCGACACGTCTTCCAAGTCGGCGGTGGCCAGCGTGAAGGCATCCTTGTGGTAGCCCAGGTTGGCGACGTACTGCGTGCTGGCAGCGATGTCCCAGGTCACGGCAGCCGAGTTAGCCGGGCCGGCGCTGACGGTCTGGTACTGCTGGTTGGAGGCCGCGGTGTTGATCGCCGGGAAGATGCTCAGCGTGGCATTGCCCGAGCCGTCAGCGGTCGCATCGGCCAGCACGGTGAACTGGCGCAGGACGCCGGTCGATTGGCGGTTCTGCGGGTTCACGCCGAAGACGCTGGCGAGGGTGAAGGTGTCGCCCTTCTTCACGGTGCCGCCCGCGCCCAGGCCGGTCACCAGCAGCGACGAGCCGGTCTGGCCTGCGCCGGACACGGTGCCATTGCTGCGGGTGCCAGTCGTGAAGGTATTCACGTTCTGGTCCATGCCGATGTCGAAGCCCAGGCCGGAGGGCGAGAAGATGCCCGACTCGTACTGCGAGCCGATCTTGTTCGACGGGTTGAGCAGGCCGGCAGCGGCCTTGACCATCGAGCCGTTGGTGGCCGGGTCCCACACCACAGTACGCTGGCCATCGCGAGGGGTCGCCTCGTTGTCCAGCTTCACGCCCATGTCGAGCAGTGCCTTGATGTCGTTCGGGGTGGTGCCCACGGTGCCGACGTTGTTCGCGACGTTGTAGGCCAGCGCCAGGCCGTCGAAGTCGATCTTGTTGGCGATGGTCGCCATGGCCGGCTTCAGGTAGCGATCCGCGAAGCGATCGACCGTCAGGGTCAGTTCCTGCGAGCTGAACGTGAAATCGACGTGGAACTGCGTGGTCAGCGTGATGGGCACGCTGGTTTCGTTCACGTTTTCGATGTTCAGGTTCGGGCCGCTGGTACCGACGAAGCGGTTCGGCTTGCGGGCGTTCACAGTCGCGCCGATCTTGGCGCCGGTACGCGCGAACTCGTCGGAGTACTCGCTGTTGATGCGGCTCGAAAACGTCAGGTTGTTTTCGAGGATCATGAGCGATTCGTCCATGATCTTGGTCGGGGTGAGAAGCGTATTTGCCATTTAGGGCCTCATTAACGGGTTTTGCGCCGCCATGCCGCGTACTCCTCCGTCGAGCCGAACTCAGCCGGCTCAACGGGTGCGGATTTCCCTCCGATGGGAGAGATCGGGGCAGGGGCTTTGGAGATAGGGGGTGGCTTGATTTGCTTGAGTGACGCTTCAATGCGTCCGATCTCAAGCGCCATACGAGGGGCCGACATCGACATGAGTCGCTCGACTTCTGCTGGATTGCTGCCTAGGTGGTTGAGCACCTTGTGCGCATCATCGATCTCAAGAACGACATCCGACATTGCGGGCGGGATGCCGCCAAACAACTTGAATGTCTCGAGTGATTTATCGAAGTCGGGGAATTCAGCTTTCCCGGCCTGATAAACCGAATCGGTCTTCTTTTCGAATTCGCGCTGCTTAATCCGCGCTTCGACAGCCGCATCAAGGTCAACAGGCTCTTGTTGCGGCGTCTCTTGCCCCTGCTGCTCGTACTGCTGAAGCCGCGCCTGAATCGCCTCGCGATGCCTGCGTTCCTCGTATTTCTCACGCGTCAACTGATCGATTCGCCGTTGGATCGCATCTGCGTTCCGTTTGTCCTGCGGCGGCGTTTCGACTGCATCTGCGGTTTGCCCGGTGCCCGGTTCCGCGCTGATTTCGACGGGCGTTTGCGCCTGTTCCTGCCCCGTAGGCGTGACGGTTCCCAACTCCGGCGCGTTGCCGGCTTCGACTTCGGTTTGCATGGACGTATCCAAGGATTGAGCCCGGTGATGGCCCACCGGTAGGCGTAAAAAAACCGCCCGGAGGCGGTTGGAGGGGAATGCGGTGTTGCTTTACTGCGGCGTCTGCACTAGTTGCAGCCCAAGCCGCGACATAGCGGCGAACGGCTCTTCGTCGGATATATCAGCCGACGCCAACAACGCCTGTACCTGCGCCAGCGTGTGCGGCAACCCTGCGGATTGGCACGCCGCATAGACTGCGCCCGCGTCCGTCAGCAACGCGGCGAACGTGTCTTCGATCATGCCTGCCGTGACGTAGTGACTTGCGGGCGCGTTGCCATCGGCGGATAGCCCCGTTGCGAACATGCCCGCCCCAGGTGGACCGGCAAGATCCGCGCAAAGGGTCTGCGCGAACACCTGTTGCGCGGCGGGGATGATTAGACAGCGGTGTACGTATGCCATTTAGTAAGCCCCCGTTTTGCTGTTCATGAACATTTCCGCCCGCGCGATCTGCGATGCGTTGGAAGTCGCGCCGCGCACGATCAGGCCGTATAAGTTGCCGTTGAAGAACAGGGACGAACCGCCGCGTGCGCCGATGTAAATAGGGTTGTTGGAAAACGCACCCGATCCCTGCGACGCCGGATTGCTTGCCACCTGAGCGCCATTAACGCGGATGGTGTTGGACGGTGCCGCAATGTCACCTTGCCCCGTAATCACGCTTGTTAGAGGGGCCGCGAAAGGCGTAGCGGTGGCAGTGATTTGTGTTGACCCAGCTGATAAGAACGTGTAGTTGCTAGTGGCAGCAGCGGACGGTGCGTTGATCTGAAAACCGTTGCTTGTTAGGGCATTCCCCAATTCAACCAACAGGCCCCGCGCCGCATCACTCAGTTTCCGCACGCCAGCGAACACGCTCACCTGCGCAGTCCCGGTCAGATCCACATTGCCCGCCGTGGCGAGACTGCTATTCGTGCCGTTGAATGCGAGGTAATAGCGCCCCGCGCCATCCTGTTGCAGTACCGGACGATTGGCGGTCGTCGCCTGTAGCGCGTGGTTGCCGCGCCCCGACTTGTCGAGTATCTTGCCAACCGGCTGCCCAACCGCAGTAACCGGCGTCGTGCCCGCGCTGTCCTGAAACATGTTGGCGAAGTCGGACGGGTCATACCAGACGCCTTGCTCGCCGGAAACGAATAGCGATAGTGGATTGAACGACGCGATGGCACTCCGGGCGAATGCAGAGCGCCGCCCATACCCGGACCTAAGCATTAGATGCCGCCCCCAACTTGAACATCAATCGTCGTCGTGCCACTGGCGCAGATCGCGGAGATCTGATTGACCTGCACCGTATCTTGCAGGCCTAGCGAAATGTCTTCGCCGACGAGGACCGGCGTGCATGTGCGGGCTGGCGTGGTACCGGGCAGCGTCGCAGTTTGCGCGCCGACGCCCACCGAGATATAGCAGGTGTTCGGCCCCTCGTTGACCAGGCGAACATTTACGCCGGTTGCCGGGAGCGGGACGGAAGCACTGGCCGAGGCGGTAACGGCCACCTTCATGCACAACGCATTAGCCGAGAGCAGGATCATCGCGGGTCCTTAGCGCTGGCCGCCGATGATGTACTGCTCGGCAGTCGGCACAATCGGGCTGCCGGTCGTGTTCACGAACTGGATCGCCAAGGTATTGGCCGCCGATACGCGCACGTTGCCGATGGACAGACCGACCTGATGCGATGCCTTGTTGATGTCGATGGAGTCGCCCACTTGCAGGCCTGGCACGGCGAACGCCTGCTCAGCGCTGGTGTTGGCCGCGACCGACGCGGGCGTCAGCGTCTGGCGGATGATAAACAGCGTGGAAACGGGCGCCACGTTCGACGCGTCCTGAAGAATTCCGATGTAGCCGGGCATTTATTGCTCCTGTTGCGGTTGTGTGGGCGAAGAAAAACCGCCCGGAGGCGGTTGCGGTGTTGGCTGCATCTGCGCCGGATCTGGCGGCGCGCCCTGCGGCTGCATCGGCATGCCGGTCTCCATCATCTGCAGCACGACCTGCGTAGCGATGTGTGATACGACCTCCGGATCGATGCGGTCGCCCAGCGCCTTCATGCGGTCCGATTCGGCGCGGTATGCCTCGATCTGCACCTTGTCCGATTCGTGGCCGCCACGGGCTTCCTGCAGCGCCTGCGACAGATGCTCGATCATCTGGCCCATCTGCTGCATCTTGTCGTGCATGTCCTGCTGCTCGGGCGTCGGGCCTTCGCCCAGAATCGCCTTCGGGATCGTGCGGTGCAGGCGCTCGGCCACGTCTTCGGCCATTGGGAAATCGGCCGCCTTGAACAACAGATCGCCGGCCACCTTCATCAGATCCTTGTCCTGCGACATGATCTGCGTCAGGGCGTTGAACGCTTCCTGGCGGCGCGTCTCGAAGCTCGGGCCGACCTCGACGGTCACGTCATAGCGGCCGATGCCGGGGTTGTAGATCAGTTCCACGTCCATGCCCTGGCGGTCGGCCTCGGGCGGCGCCGGCTGGCCGTTCGGCATGGCCACAGGATGGCGCTGCTCCGGGTCCAGCGTGGCGAACGTCTCGCTGCCGTCCTCGCCAATGATCCGCACCACGCGGCGCGTGTCGTAGATCTTCGGGATCAGGTCAATGAGGATGCGCCCGGTGTAGCGGATCGCGCGCGCCACGTTGTCGATGAAGTGGTACGTCGCCGTGTCGCCCTGGCGCTGGCGGGCCTGGATGGCTACGCCGGCCTGCGCATTCGACTGCTGGCCAAACTGCTCCTGATACTGGCCCGACGACATCATCAGTTCCTGCTGCGCGGTCTGCATGCCCTGCAGGTACGCTGCGGCGCCTACCGGGGGCTGCTCGCGCTGCGGGCGCGGGATCGCGTTGCCGTTCTCATCGAACGCGTTGAACGGCAGGTACGGCAGGTTGTCCTGATTCGCTCGCTGCCACGCTTCCTCGTGGCCCTCGATGGCCTCTGCCGCAGCAATGAACGGCGTCTTGGTCTGCAGTGCGATGTACTCGACGTTGGCGCTGCTCATGTAGTTGTACATGCGCTGCGGGTCTTTCATCGATCGCGTGTGGCCCTTCCTCTCCACCTTGCCATCGATGACCATTTCCTCGCCAATGACGCGCACGATGGGGATGTAGCGGCCTGGCCACGGCTTTTCGTCGATCACCTTGTCGCCAGCGATCTTGCACCAGGTGATCTCTGGCTCCATCACGTCGCGCTTCTGCACGTTGGCGTCAGCCAGCAACGCCTTGGCTTCCTCGGGGTCAGCAATCTTCGAGATCAGCACCGGGCCGTGGATCGGGTGATTCACCAGCGTGTCTTTCTTGGCGCGCTTGTAGAAGTACTCGCAGATGCGAATCTTGTCCTTGTCCAGCCACGCATCGCCAGTGCGCGACATCGGGAAATTGACGCTCTCGGCCACCTCGCCGGGGCACTGCGCCTCGAACTCGGTCTTGGTGATGTCCTCGAACACGAAGCCGAACTTGGCATCGGCACCATCGGCAGATTCGATGTCCGGATCTAGGTGGACGGTGAGAGTGTCCTTGACGCGACGCAGGAAGATTTCCTGCTCGAAGCTGCCATCGTGCGCGTACTCGGTCACCACGCGCCAATAGCCCAGGCCACCCTGCACAGCGAACTCGGTGGCGGTGTCATAGACCGTCTCGGCGTGCGAGTTGTACTCGATGTGGCGCACGATGCCGTCAAGGATCTTGGCAATCTCGACATCGGCCGCACCGTCAATCGGCAGGGTCTTGACGCTCGGCTTGTTCTTCTTCGCGTCGTTGATGATCTGCAGATTGTGCTGCCTGGTTTTGTTTATCGTCAGGCAGGGGCGGTTACCGCCGTCGCGGCTGCTGCGGATCTGGTCCGGCCACTGCCAGCCGTTGTCGCTGTCACCGTTGGCGAACTTCAAGTCGGAGACGAACAGGCGCCGGAACTCGGACTCGTGCTCTTCGCAGCGCGCAAACCGTTCCTTCGCCTCTTTGACGATAGGATCGATATCGCCTGCGGCGTCCTTTTTCTTCCGTGCCATCAATTAGCCTCTCATCCAGCCGCCCTGGCCCATCGGGGGGCGCGGGACTGCCTTCGTTTGTCGTTTCTTGGGCTCTCGCAGCGCGACAGCCAGGTATCGGAATGCATCAGCGCCGTGAGACGCCCAATCGTGCAACGGCTTCGTGCTGTACTGCTGCGTGTCGGGGTCGACCTCGTAGCGGTAGTTGCGCATGCACTGAATGCCATCTGCGCATTTCTCGGCGTCGAACCAGCAGTTTGCAAAGATCGTTCGAGCCGCATTGATCCCATCCGCTATGCTGCTCTTGGGCGTGATGCGAACGTGGAAGCCCGCTGCCCTGGCCTGCTGCGCAATGGTGCGCTCAGAAGCCAGTAGCTCGTTATCAGCGTCATGAGGCAGCCACGTATCGCCGTAGACATACGATTTCCCCTGCAGATGTTTCAGGTAATGCGCCAGCGCGTGCCCTTGGCTCTCGTAGTAGTCGATAACACGGAACTCGAAACCGACCATTTGCGCGAACCAGATTGCCGTCTTATCTGCCCGCCCCAAGTCCCAAAACGTGTGCACCGGCTTTGACTGGTCGTAAGGCACGCGGGTAAATCGTCCATCTGACGTTGCCTGCCGCACCTCGTTGGCGTAGATCGCGCCATCCAGCGTCTGCTTGCAGTGCCCTTCCCACACCGTCAGGTATGCGTCAGGGTCTTTCGCCTTCAGGTCGTCCTTCTCCTGGCGCAGCACCTCGGGGAACCAAGGGTTATCGCTCCAGTTGATCTTGACGACAATCGAATCGCTCGGGGGCGAGACGACGAAGCGCTGATACGTCTCGTCAGCCTCAAGCGACGGGTTGAAGCTGACCCAGATCTCCGACCCTTCCTTCCGGATGGTCGGAATCAGCGTGTCCCAAGACGACTTGCTGACCGTCTGCGCCTCCTCAACCCAGCAAATATCAGTGCCTTCCACCGACTTGATATTCGCAATGTTGTGCCTCAGGCCGTGGAACGTGAATTCAGTCCCGTTGCGGCCCTTGATGACGTATTGCTGGACCTCATAGAACGATTCGAGCCCGAGCGCCTTTATCTGGTCCTTCAGCAGCTTGTGCACAGACTGCGCGATGGAAGTCTGCATTTCACGCGCACAGAGCACGCGGATGCACTTCGAAGCGCCAATCGTCAGCAGAGCGCGGGCAATGCCCCAGGATTTAGCGCCGCCGCGACCGCCGTGCAGGATCTTGTAGCGCTTCGGCTTGAAGAGGCACTGAAGCTTCGCTGGAAACTCAATCTCCATCGGGAGATACGAACGTTACATTCAGGCTGGCATCGATCAGATGCTCGCCATCCTCGCCGGCGCCAATAACCTGCTGCGTGGCCTTGCCATAGCCGCGGTCCAGCAGTTCTTTAGCTGCAGCAATCTTCGCCTGATCGCTCTCAGCGGTCGTCAGGATCGTCGCCAAGATTGTGATCGCTGTGGCGCCATGCTCCTGAGCCAGCGCCTTGATGTCCGCCGTGATCTTGTTCGGCGTTCCCTTCTTACGGCCCGCACCTTCAGGCCGCGGAGTGCCTTTAGGCCATGCCATTGAACTTACTCCAACTTAGTTTGTGTACTCACCAAAACAAAACGCCCCGCCGACATAAGCCGGAGGGGCGCGAAACCGAGGCGCGAGCCCACGGAGGAGACAAGGTTGCCGAGACACCAATCTCAGCATTGCAGGAATGCTACTAAATCGCCGCAATCTGTGCGGGACTATATTGCGCGGTCAAATCCGCACTATGCTCAAGGTGCACGCGTTTGATGGAAACGCTCAGCTTGTGGGCGCGTCGAGCAAACCTGTGCATCCGATCATAGAACGTGCGCGTGCCGATCCCCATTGCAGCCGCCATGGCCTTCACGGGGCGGAAGCCATGGAAGTAGAAGAGGCTGAAGCAGATCGCCTCTTCTGGCTCCTCCTCGGCCAACCCATGGATCGCCATGTTGAGAAACGCCATATCGGGGTCCATCGGGCCGTCCGGCTCGCGCGGCGGCTTCGTCCGCGGCTGGAACTGCGCCAGGATGTTCTGCGGCACTGGCGGCGCGAAATACCGGCGCGTGAAGCACCAGTAGCCGTATTGCAGGCAGTGGTTATGCAATTCTTGGTCAGTCACGCTTACCCTCGATCAATTTAACGTCCTCGACCACGCGCACATCTTCAGCGGGAATATCGATGATGTGGCCCGCCTGCTTGCTCATCTCATGCTCCGCCATACGCCGATTCACTTCAGCCTCATAGGCCAGGCGATTGGCCGCATCAGCCTGCGCTTGCTGCTGAATGAGAATCTGCGATAGCGCCACCCCGAGCCCCCACATCACTCATCCTCCCGATCGTTCTGCACGAGATACAGCTTGGGCCGCGGCTTGCCCCACATCGAGGCGAAGGCAACGTACGGCCAGAACATGGCGACGAAGTAATCCGGCATCAGTCGGTCCCTCCCTTGAGCAAATCACGGTTGATCTCGGGCAGATCGTCCTCCCCGAGCCCGGCCCCGACGAAGAGCGAAAGAATGGCGACGCCGGAGCAGGCGCCGAGGATGAATGAGAGGATGTGGGTCAGCATGGTTTGTCCTTGCGGTATAGAGCCTTTTCCAGCATGAGCACGCGCGTTTCGAGCTCTGTGATGCGCTGCACCTGGTCCTTCTTCTGCTTTGCAGAGCATTGCCGCAGACACCGCCCTTGCGTGAAGCAATCTCCGCTAGCCACGGTGCAGTGACTGTGCGGTATGAACTCCCCTTCAACGCGCGGCATCATTCATTCTCCTGCTTGGGTAGTGGGGCAGCGGCGAGAAGGCGCTGCTCTAGTTGATGGTGCGTCAGCCATTCCACGTCGAAGCCGTCTAGTGTTCCGTCCGGCTCGCGCTCATAGCAGTCGCCATCCGAGAAGCTGTAGTTCTCACCGTTCCAGACAGCGAGCGCCTGACCTTCACTCTCATAGGTCCGGTCGACAACGATGGCGAAGGGGTGTGCGGGATAGTCCAGCGCCCCTACCTCTGCGGGGGCTCGGCGTGCGGCTTGCCAAGCTAGCAATGCGGTTGCATAGGCAAGCCTAGCCTCCTCATCCTTATCAAAGACATATGCGGCGTTGTCTCTCGCCCATGCGCGGAATTCTTCTCTCTCGCGCTCCAGCCGCTCTGCGCTTTCAGTCATGACAAGCCTCCTTGAAGTAAGCGCCCCAATGCGGATCGATCAGGCGTCGTAGCTGCGGCACATGAATCGCGCGCGTAAGCGCCTCCCATGATTTGTAGTAGTGGCCGAATGAGTCCTTCTCCAGATCGGCATGGAGCCAAACGCCGCCGCGCGCATCGTCCTCGATCAGGAGCCATTCAGGCTTCCATTCCTCACGATCAGCGTTGGCGATCTTGCACTGTGAGCAAGTGTGGCCGCAGCAGTCCTCGTAGGAGACGATCGAGCCGAACCTCGCCATGCCTCGCGCCGTGTCCAGGGCGGCCTGGCGCGTCCGCGGGCGAAGCATGCAGCGGTCGGATGGCGTCAGCGGCAGGATTGCCATGCGGTTCCATCCCTGACCATCAGGCCCGCGCGGATTGTGGCTGCGGTCGGCAACCAGCCTGAAGTTACTCACTCCCATCTCCTTTGGCATCCGCCAGCGCAAAGACGATGCCACGGCAGTACGGCTTGCCGTCCTCGGTGACCTCAAACGTTGCGTGCGGAATGTTCGTGCGGAAGGTCCACGAATATCCCTCCTCGGCGCACCACAGCGCATCGATGGTCGCGGCCTTTTCCTTCAGCCTGGCGAAATACGGACAGCCTTCGTCCTCGCATTCGTTTTGCAACAGGCTGGACGTGTTCAGATAGGCCGTTGTCCCGTTGTAGGCGCCAAGTTCATCATGGATGGCGCCAGCGAATTCCATCAGGTCGTCACTCATCCCGTACACCACGACTAGGCCGTTCCGCTTCGCCTCGGCGGCGAGATCCTCGCTGATGATGGTGCGGTACGTGGCGCCAGCCAGCTTGGCGGCGAATTCTTGTGCGTTCATTCCCCCTCTCCTTTGGCGATTGCGGCGGCATCCACCAGCAGGGCATCGGCCTTCTCTTGGCCAAAGGCAGCGATAAGGGGCCTTGGATCTTCAAGCATGTTGAGCAGCCAATCTTCAAAGCTGGACATGAACATGCCTTCCTTATGCGCACGCTCTAAGCGCTCGCGCACACCCGCATCGTGCTTGTCCTCGCTGGGCTGCTCCCGCGCATCAGCCTCACCATCCGCGCGCCCCTGCCGGTAGCCAGCCCAATCGGGGGCGAATGTGGCGAGCCTCAGCACCTCATGCAGCCCGTCGATCACGCTATCCGCGGAATTGAATGCCGCGAGCATTTGCTCATCGCTCAACGCCTTGGGCTGCTCTGCCACGAAGTCCGCCGGCGCGATCCACTGCACTGATATTCCGTGTGCCACTATGTCGCACATCATCTGCTCGGCTTTGTCGTTGGGCCGCTCTGCGGCGTCGACCCCTACGCGTAGCGCATTCACGAACGCCTCACCGCGAGCGATGCGATCTGCTTCCTTCTCCGGCGTGTTCATGTGGGCATGGTGGCGTTGAGCGGCTTCGATCACGAGGCGATGGAGAGTGCCCTTGCCGAACCGCGCGTTGCCGACCTGTGCCGGAGAGTCCAGGCGCAACTCAGCCTCGGCGCTGGGCTGCTCTGCGGCCATTTCCGCCACGTCACGAGAATGGTCGGCTAGGAGGGCGCGGGCGAAGGATTTCACGTCGAACAGGCCACCGGGATACATCGTGTGGCGCTTTGCCAATTCCTCGATCTGCTCATCTGTCAGCGCCTTGGCGCTCGGTTGCGGGGCGGCATCCACGCGACCGCCAGTCGGGTCTGCCGGGTCAACCGGATAGACGCCTTCCTCCGGGTATTCAGGCAGTGAAACTGCCAGAATGTGTCGCTGATTCGTTGCCCCATCGTCATCCGCAACGGTGCCTGGCCGTTTTACTGCGATGGTCAACTCGTCGCTATCCTCGCCCATGGATTCGGCGGCGCGGATCAGCTCGGCCGCCAAGACGCGAACGGTAGCCCCGGTAACACTCCACGCCACCCCCTCGCCCTTGCCACCCTCGTTGATCTCCACCGGCTGCGGGGCGGCGTAGAGCGGGCGCACTTCCCATCCGTGTTCGTCGGTGTGGTTCGGATTGTTGTAATAGATGCTCTGCGCCCACTCCGAATTGATAGTCAATGCCCAATACCCAGGCTGGCGCGGGTCGCCCATGTAGCGCGATTGCCATTCTGCAACAGGCTCGCTGCCGCCCTCGTTGAGTGGAGCGGACTGGGCGAGCGCGCGGGCGCAGTCCAGGAAATCTTCTTCGCAGTCGTACTTCGTAATGTCGTAGACGCCAGGCGACACGAAGATGGCATACCGTTTGGCGATCTCTCGAATCTGCTCGTCCGTCAGCCCAGCCCGGCTGACAGGTGCCGCGCTCGGACGAAGCATCGTGCGCACCGCATTGGCGTGGGTCTCGCCATCGACGCAATGCTCCTCAACATAGACCGCGATGATCTCGACGGCATCCGCATATCCCTCGGCGTATTGGCTGACAGGCGCCGTGGTAGCGGCGCGGTGATTCCAGGCGGAGATTGCTCCAGCAACGCTGTATCCCTCCGGGCCCATAGCCCCGCAGTCACAGACCACCCAAAGCGAATCTCCACTTTTGGCGCAGCCATCTTCTGTCCGCACGAAGCTGCTCATATCCGAATTGCACCAGGGGCAAGGTTTTAGTTCTTCACTCATCTCTTCTCTCCGTAGGTCAGCCGATTAGGCTTTGTTGTATCCGTCCAGCCATCCTTGGATGTATTCCCGACCCTCATCCCCGTGCAGGTGCGTCGGGTATGGCAGCCCATGTTGCCGCTGGCCCTCGTAGTGGCCCATCAGGTAGTAGATGTCCTCGTTGCTCATGGGCTGATGATTCATGGCGTTCTCCTTGATGGTCATTTGACGGTCATTTGATGCTGCGTCAGAGCGGCATCATGGCTTTGGCGGCCTGCTTCATGCCCTCGTGCGGCATGTACTTCGAGCGCATGGCGCGGCGCGTCTTTGCGCTGTAGATCGACGGCGCACTGAGTGCGGGCGCGCTGATGCGCGGGCCGCCAACCATCCCCATCAATCCTGCGGCAATTGCAATGACTCTCGATGCATTCAGCATTTCATTTCTCCTTGGGTTAAAACGTCTCGACGGCCCAGCCGCCACCTTCCTTCTTTGCCTTAGCCTTCACCGCCAGGAATGTCAGCGGGTATTGGTCCGCCGCCACCTTGATCTTCACGCGCGCGTCGTCGGTCCAGAAGCCTTTGACCTCGTGGCATTCGAGCTGGCCATTCGATGCCATCACCGTGAAATCGGGTGTGTAAAAAGTGTTGTCAGCCAGCCGCAGCTTCAGGCCCTCGAAGCGATACCAGAGCACTGCGCCGGCCGCGCGTTGAAGCTCCAGGTGCTGCGCGTAGGTGGCCTCGGTCTTGTTCATCGCGCCGGCCTTGAGGCGCCCCAGGGCACGCATGCGGTCTTGGCTGGTCGCGCGCGCGGGCGTACTTGCGGCGGTCATGCGGCGGCGTCCTGAATGCCCAACGCCTGTTTGGCCATCTTCAGCGTCATGTAGGCGATCTTCTGCCCGGCTTCGCGGCGCGCGATGATGCGCTTGGCCCAATCCTTATTGCCCACCTGCTTCTGCATGGCGCGGATCTTCGTCATTTCTTCCTTCACGCGCTCCGGCTGGGCCTGCGCGCTACCCGTAGCAGGCAACGCAGTTAATCGCGGAGGCACGGCGGGAATCTGGTCCTGGGCAAGCACCGATTCCAGCGCGGCGGCAAAGCGCTTGATGAGTGCGCCGTGCGCGAGGTTCAGCATGTCGAAGACGCCGACCTTGATGGCCGCCCAATAAATCGCTGGATTGCTCCACACGTCTTTGTCGAACTCGCGGTTGCGCAACTGCTCCACAGCCTCGTAGATCGCGGCATCGACGCTCACAGCAGGTTGGCAGAGCATGACGAACTCCGGCAGCGTGGGCGGGAATGGGCGCCGGCGCAGGGACTCGACGCCGCCCCGCAGTTGCTCGCGGGACAGGCTGGAAAGCTCAGTGCCCCACAGCTTGCGCACCGAGGCGAGATCAGTGCCGCGCCACAGGTCTGCGAACTTCGAGCCGTACATGCCACTCATGCGGCCGAACAGGCTATCAATCCAGGCCTCGGGCACGGCGCCCTGTGGCCAATCAGTCGACGCGCCTGGCTGCAACGTCGAAGGTTTCAGGGGTGCATTCATTGGCGGATTTCCTTCCGGTCAAGGTGGCGATAACGTCGGCGCGCTCTTGGTCGCGCACTGCGATCGAGGTTTGTTTCGGTGCTGCCTGCGATGCGATCACCCGGTCGACGTATCCGGGCAGGAATGCGATGGTCTCGGTGGCCTGCGCTTGGGCCTGGCCCACGGCAGCGTCAACGCGCTCGAGTGTCAGTCGCGCATTCACCCAGCCGGCGAAGATTGGCCACGCCTTCTTGCGATCGTGGACGCTGCTGGGGTTGATCTCGATGCCGTGGACGTGGCGGAAGTGGGATGCCCAATGCGCTTCGCAGGTCGGGGGGTTGGGAATCGTCGGACTCACCGCCTCGCGCGAACCACTGACGGTTGATTCACCACCTTCCTCTTCCTTTCCCTTCCCTTCCCTTCCCTTCCCTTCCGTCAATGAGTCATCAGTGAGTACTTCGTGAGCAGTGCATGAATCAGGGCACGGAAGTCCGGTTTTCGATGGGCGGTTAATGACCTGATGCTTCCGGAATCCGTTGATATGCAGGAACTTGTCGCCATTTACCTCGTACTCACTGAGCAATCCGTGAGCCATCAGTGATTGGATGATGGGTTCGCAGTCGATTGCATCAGCCGGGAAGATCTGCATCTTCAGTTTCTTGGCCGACCGCTGGAGGTTGCCGTTGTCATCGGCAAAGTTCCATGAGCCGACGAAGAACAGACGAGTGGCGAAATCTAGCTCAACGATCTTCTCGTCGGTCCAGAAATCAGGCTTGATGGTGCGGATGCGTGCCACGTCAGTCTTCCCACACGAGCTTGCGGATGGTTTCCGGGTGACGCAGCGCCGCGCTAGCGATAGTGACGATGGCCCTCATGATCTCCGGCCTCACCGGCATGGCGTCCTCGTTGACGATGCGTAAGCCAGCGGCCGCGAGGATCTCGCATGCCCGAGGCAGACTGACGGAATCCTTCGGGGAGGCATCGATGCGCTCGCGGCAGATGTCCAGATTGCTCTGCGCGAGCGGAGAGATAATTTTTTCAGTGCTCATAGCCGCCCTCTACTCGACATCATCCGGCCCTCTTCCCGCCATCCGGTCCAGGCGGGCTCTGTGTAATCTGGCAAGGCGTTCGCGGCCGTGCACATGGATCATCACGAGGTCGCGCAAATACTCGGAGTTGCTCATGCCCTCAATTGTCGCCAGACGCGCGAACTCGTCCTTGGTGTCGTCGTCGACGACCGTCTTTAACTCTGCGTTCAACTTTCGGAGTGCGCTGCTCGATCGTGCCAATGCCATGCCCTCACCTATTTGTTTGTCATTCACCAGTGCTGACCCTTTGCTGCAGTTACCCCGTGATTTCTACTCGGCGCCTGTGGCGCTCTCGGAATCCACTTCAAACTGGCGCGTACCCCTGACGTGGCAAACTAGGAGATCTCACCTTCCCAACCACGAAAGAGGTACGCATGGAAAACATCTATGTTGTCGTTCGCTTCGAGCCATTGATTTCACGTGTTCTTGCCAAGATGGCGGAGAACCACCCGACCAGTGTTTTGCTACTCGATGCGCCAGACGATCAACCACCTACTGCCCTACTCCGCTGCCAGAAAGTCGAGGACACCACGTACGGCTTTCTGCGACTGGAACTTGCGGTGGAAGAAAAAAGCCCCGCACCTGGAGCGCATTCGATTGCGATCCCAGCGGGGTTAGTTGCGTGCCTGCTGGATTCGCCGGAACCGCTTTCGGTGGGCTTCGCTTAAGCGCCGACCGCCGACCGCGCTCTGCCGCTATCGCGCGCTCCAGCCTTTCAAGGATGGAGTCGTCGTACTGCGGCAGTGCGCGAATAACCTTGCGGATTGTTGTCATCTCTCGTCTCCTCACGCCGCGGCCGGCTCGGGCTGGGTGCGCAGGGCGGCCGCGCGCAGAGGCGCATCGGCCAGCTCGGGCCAGATCGATTCCCAATCGGCGGGCCGCAGGTCTCTGCGAGTCACCAGCCCCCCGGTCGCCCGCTCAATGGCGACGCACCGCTCGATGGGAACCGGGCGAATACCCAGAACCCACTGGTTGACGTTCGCGGGGCTGACGCCGATCAAACGGGCAAGCTTGGATTGCCCTTTGACTGCATCGCAGGCGCGCTTGATTGGGGTGCGGTCGGTATGTTCCATGGCCAAACTATAGCGCCGCTACAGTTCGATTGCAAGCCATGCTTTATTTCCTAATGGATAGCATCGCTATATGAATACGTGGACAACAGACGAAGAGGCCGAGCGCCTGGCCGCGCGATTTGCGGGCAAGAACCGGGCAAAGTTTGCGCGGGACTTCGGTGTGCCTGGTGGTCAGGTGATGATTTATCAGCACATCACCGGAAGGCGGCCGATCAGCCTAGACGCGGCCGAGGCATACGCCAAGGGATTCGGCTGCCCGCTGGAGGAAATCAGCCCGCGGCTCGCGCAAGAGGCCAAGAAGGCGTTTGCGATGCTGGGCGAGCAACCGGGGCCGGGCGCGGAAGATGCTGAAATTTCTCTCGATGAGGTTGTGCTGAGCGCAGATGAAATCGACCTGATTACCATGTACCGAGACTTGGGCGATGAAACGAAGCGCCTAATTCTTGTGCAACTTAAAACTTTTTCAGGTCAGACTTCAAAAAAAGTAAACAACGTAAACCCTGAAAATAGTGCCACCATGCCGGATGCGAGTGACAAGCCACTTGCGCTGGAGGGCTCATCTGAAAAACACGATGAGGCCCACGAGAGAAGAAGACGAATATTTAGGTTTTCCAGTGCCTCACAGAGCACCAAAGACGAAAGGAAAGGTGGTCAATCTCGATGAGTACAGAAGGCGTGCATCTGAGCGCACCCCGACAATCGAGATCAAGCTCATCCCAGGCGGCGCCATTAACTACAGCAGCTCCGACCTTCGGGAGAGCGACGCATTCAGAGCGTTGCTAGGCTGCTACATGGTGGCCGGCGAACTTTTGCAGACACTTGGGGAGAAAATTAAATGTGGAACCGGGGGAAGTTGCGGCTCGCAGGATTAAGCGCGCTAGCGATTTGCACGATGCTCAGCGGCTGCGGCAAGGAAGATGCATTAAATTGGCACCCCTGGGCGACCGGTCGGGAGGGTGGGCACCAGACATGGATATTTGTCCCATACGCCGACAGGAGTGACTGCATGAGCGCTATCGCCTATACGGTAAAGACAAGCCCTACCCTCAAAGCTCCTTACGATTGCGTCTACAGCGATAGCCGGAGCGCGTTTTTGACCGTCCTCATGAATACGCTTTTCAATGTCCATGGCTTGAAGTGCGTGACCAAACAGTATTCTCCGCCATCCTATGATGTCGCCCTTGCTGAGCATCCGGTGGAAGAGGCTGAGTCCTGGCGCTGCATCTGGAAGTTCTAGTCCTTCGCGCCTGAGCGCCTAAAGACCAGCCCGCCTCGTGCGGGCTTTTTTGCGCCTGTAGCAAAAAACTATAGCAGCGCTATTGCATAGCAGCTAAAGCATTGCTATAGTAACTCCATCGCAGCACGAACCCGATGGAGCCGCAGATGAACCTCAAAGACAACGCCCAGCACATTGCCGGAATCATCATCGGCAAGACCTACCTCCGCGCGACGGGCAAGCGCTACACCAAGGACGTGCGCGGCACGAAGTGGTTCAGCACCGTCGCCGCCAATCTCGCAGCGGATGGCGGCGCGCTGCCGCTGGTGATGTACCGCTAAGGAACACCCCGAAATAGGCCATAGCCGGTGGGCCTCTCCATCACTGGCAGTCACCAGGAAATTCTCATGACCAATCTCAATACCGCAGCGCTCTCCGAATACGACTTCATCGTCGTGATCGACAAATCCGGCTCGATGGGCGAGCCGGTCAAGGCTGGCTCGAACGTCACGCGCTGGGAGGCCGTGCAGGAAAGCGCGATGACCTTCATCCGCGACATCGAGAAGATCGACAGCGACGGCATGGGCCTTGTGCTCTTCAGCGGCTCTAGCGTTACCGCCCAAGATGGCGTGACCAGCGCCAACATCCGCGACGTGTTCGCCGCCAACTCGCCGCGCGGCTCGACACCGCTGGCTGAGGCGCTGACCGCTGCTTTGGGTCTGGCCGGCAAGTCGGACAAAAAGGATTTCGTCATCGTTTTCACGGACGGCGTGCCGGACGACAAGCAGGCTGCGGCCGAAGTCATCCGCAAGGCATCGCACCAGCAGGAAACCGACGATGCCCTGACGATTCTGTTCGTGCAGGTGGGTGACGATGCCAGCGCGACGTCCTATCTCCGTGCGCTGGACGATGACCTGACCGGCTGCAAGTTCGACATCGTTGATGCCAAGACGGTTGCCGAGGCTGAGAAGTTCGCCACGACTGCCGACTTGGTGCTGGCCGCCATCAACGACTGATTGCCATGGTCGATCTGATCCTGCTTGCGTCGCTCTTGGGCGCGGCCTATGCCGGTTTCTGGGCCGGCAAGAAGTATCAGACCATCGGCGCGACATTGAAGGCGCTGAAGGATCTGCTTCATTAATCAAGGACGCCGGCCCGAAAGGGCTGGCCATTGAAAAGAGCCCGCCATGCCCCTCCCCCAATCCTTCAACGCAGCCGAACGCGCCGTAGCGCAAGACGTGTCGCTCGATGCCTTCGACATCGTCAATGACAACGACATCGACGCCAGCCCGTATCTCTGCGCCATCGCCAACGCAGTGCTGCGCGGCGACCTCAGCGACCGCGCCATGGCCTCCCTCGGCCGCGAGCTGCTGCAGCGCTACCAGTATGACGTGATCGGGCTGGTGATCGCGCAGGACGCGGAGATTGACGCGGCGATCACGGAACTCGAAGGCATGCAGCGCCAGCGTCGGGCGGGGATGTCGAATCTGCTGGCTTTCAATGGCACGGCGAGGGTGGCATGAGCACGACACATACGCCAGGGCCTTGGACCTTCAAACATGCCGGTGACGAATCCGGAGACATCGGCATCTTGAGCGATGGACCCGCCGTCGTTGCCGAGTGCTTCCCCGATATCCGGATTCGCGACGAAGGTGCGCATGACGAGTGCCTAGCCAACGCCCGCCTGATCGCCGCCGCGCCAGAGTTGCTTGAGGCGCTGAGGAATCTCATCTGCGATCACGGTGGCAGCCGCGCAGTTTCCCGCGATGACGAACGCGCCATCGCTGCCTGTGCCGCCATCTCCAAGGCAACTGGAGCCTGACATGACAAAAGCACAGGAAGCAGCCATCAACCGCGCATGCGGCCACGAAAATTTGCTGCGGGAGTTGGTGGAGGCGCTGCAATGGGCTGCGTCGGCCCTCCAGTCGGTCTCGGGCGCTTCGATGCCTGCGCACGAGTTGGACTCAATTTATCGCGTCGACAAAAGCGAGAGCAGGATGATTTGCCAGATCCTCGACGCAGCGGATGCCGTCCTCGCAAAAACCAAGGGGCAAGCATGACCTCCAAACGAACAATCATCGACGCCACCTTCGAAGGGCCGGCCGGCATGAGCCTCGAAGGCTCGATGCACATCGACTTCGAGCACCAGCCCGCCGACTCCCTCACCGGCACGCCGGAATGCATCGGCATCTGGAACGTGCGCGTGCAGATCGGCGCGGCGTGGCACGAGTTCAAGGGCGACTTGCAGAGCGACGACCTGATTGCGCCCTGCTGGCAGAGCCTGAAGGACGAGGCGGAAGCAGCAGAAGGTGAGATGGCCGACCGGAAGCGCGATGAAGCGCGTGATCGCGTTGCTGAGATGTGGGCGGAGTAGAGCATGCATCCCGACGATCCCATCATCCGCCGCGCCATGCAGCGCCAGAACACGAGAGCCGCGCTGGCGGTCTTCTGGGCGCTGTTCACGGTGCTGATGATTGCGAACCTTGTGCAGGCTTTTGGAGGCTGAAATGAACTTCCCGACCATTGGCGACGTGAAGCACGTCACCGCCGACCTCACCCCGATGGAGCGACACGAACTGATCCTTGCCTCGCGCCGCATGCAGCAGATCCGCGACCTGGGCGAGCGCTACGTGGCCCACCCGAAGAACGCGCCGGCTCGGGGCACCTATCACCCGAGCACTGGCGCGAGGTTGGCGTAGCCATGGACCCCGCTTACTGGCAGACCGTCGCTCTGCGAGAGCAGTACGAAATGCTCGAAATGATGGACTGGTACGAGGCGCGCAAAGAGCAGTTCAATCAATCAGAAAAGGAATCAGATCATGAGCATCGCAACTTTGATCATCGGTGAGAGCGGCACAGGCAAGAGCACCAGCATGCGCAATCTTGACCCGGAACAGACGCTGCTGATCCAGGCAGTCAAGAAGCCGCTTCCGTTCCGCTCTGCCAACTGGAAGCCCATCGCCAAGGGGAAGGCCGGCTCTGTTTTCGTGACGGATAGCAGTGCGCAGATCGTGGCCGCCATGCAGAAGACCAGCAAGGAAATCATCGTGGTTGATGACTTTCAGTACGTGCTGGCAAATGAGTTCATGCGCCGCGTGACGGACGTGGAGACTGGCAACGCCGCTTTCGCCAAGTACAACGAAATCGCCCGCCATGCATGGGATGTGCTGATGGCCGCGAGCGCGCTACCAGACCACAAGCGCGTCTATATCCTCAGCCATACCAGCACCGATGACTTCGGCAAGACGAAGATCAAGACCAT